ATCTGACTTCGTAAGTAGAAGCGACTACCCAGTAATCTCTAATGTTTTGGATTTTTTCAGTTACTGGCAATTAGAGGAAACAAAACTATGCCAACTTCTAAAACACTGGCGACTTAGCAATACATTGATTAGATTAGTATTTTGGGTAATTGAAAAAGACCTGCTTAGTGGACTATTTCTTTTTTACCAATTACTAAAAGGATGCAGCAAAAAAGCTAGAATACACACAACTTCAATAGAACTCGTTGATTTTCTGCTAGAATACTGGCCAAGCAATCAGATTACTGTGATTAAAAAATCAAAAGTATTTAATAAAGACTTTGCTCAAAGAATCAGAAATCGAGGGCTAGATATATTAAGATAAACCTACACCTAAAAAAAGGCACTATGATCAATGAAACTTATCAAATTTTAATTTTTGCTTTCGGAGTATCAACTTTATTACTTGGTTTCTTGACAGGAGTAACAATAAACTATTTCTCGTGGTCTGACACTCGAAACAAAAAACTTGATACAGACTTCAAATATCGGTACAAAAAACCGATTAGTGCTAAAGAATTTGCCATAGAGAATTACATCTCTTTAAAACAATCCAAGCAATTCCTTGACAATAAACTCTTAGAATTTGGAGGAATAGTAGTTCCTCAAAATACTGATAGTGAGTATCATTTTGATATATCGGGATTTTTGAATGGAGATGACGAAATTAAATTATAAAACAATGGAAAAATACACTTTAACTAAAATAGAACAAGATGGAAGTGCTAAAACTTTCATTTACAAACCAACTAACACAAAACCCACTAAAAAAGAACTTAAGGATAAATTAGTAGAAATCTTAATGAAAATCAAAACACTGACATCGGAAAAAGTAAATTTAATTTATTTTCTTATCAAAGTTATAGACAAATAACTTTAATTGTGGTAAAGTAATATAGTAATAACTTTAAAATCTATTGAAGGCCAAAAATGAAAATAAAACCGATAACCTTAATCTTGAATTTGTTTTTAATTTCTGTGTGGGGATTTATGTTAATCATCAAAGGGTTGTTTTACACTTTGTCTTTTGGTTTTTATGTTTATGTTTGTAACAAACTTCATAAACCTATCGACAGCTATTTACCTATTATTTGGACTACCCTTAGAGAAGATGTTCCTTTTGGATGGTATAATTTTTTTGAGAATTTTCGTCTTTGGCGAAAATTAATAGCTGAAAAAAATATACAATTGATAAATTTTTGGAAAGATTCCTTTTGGTGTAATCTTAATTTTTACAGAGAATAAATCTAATATAGTTAATCTGTAACAAATTATTAAACTTTCCTAATATCTTGATAGCAATCAATATGCCCTTTATGTTTCCGTTTAATTCTTGTCATTCTTACTCTATTCAAGATAGTGAGTCAGTAAAACCTGTTGAAAACTATCCTCAACAGCATCAAGGACTTTTCAGTGATATTAATAAAAATCGTCAAACTCAAAAAGGATTAGAAGGTTATTTAGAAACCTTTCTAAATATTTGGAATCGAGAATTAGAGCCTGATGGTGAATTTAGTTGGCAGATTATTCATTTTCAGTTTAAAGAAACAAAAAGTGTTATGTTAGCTGTTGTTTTCTCCACGCAAGAGTATGGAGAAAACCCTCAACCCGTTTCTGAATTAGAACAAAAGCAAAAATTAGAAGCTATTAATCAACTAATAAAACAGAAAAATGATTTAGTTTGTTTAGTTTCTAATACAGAAATTATCATTATCAAGCGCAATGAACAAAGACTCTGGACTTGTAACATGGCGCGTAAAGACGCAGGAGAAGCAATGCTTCAACTTCTTAATTTGCAAGAATCTCAAAAGAATCAAGAATCAAAAACCAATATGATTGACAAGCATTAAGAATTATAGTAAGATAAATTTAAACAAGGATTGGTGGCCGAGTAGTCGAAGGCGACAGACTGTAAATCTGTAGAGTGATTCCACGCTAGTGCAAATCTAGCCCAATCCACTTAAAATAGAGAAAATACTATCTTTTAAAAAGCCGTGGCTAATTTTCTCATTCCCGTAGCAATAGGGATCGGAGCTAACCTATTATTATCTCTATTTGCTCCTAAACCCCCTACCCAACAAAAAGGAAAAATTGAGGATACTGGTGTTCCCGATGCTGAATACGGCAGAAGCCTATCCTATCCTTTTGGAAGGGTGAGGAAAGAAGGGCTAACTATGATGTGGGGGATTCCTCTTAAGGAAGTCGTCACGTCCGAAAGACAAGGCGGAAAAGGTGGTGGTGGTGGGCAAACTACCGAAGTTTACACTTATTTTTTGACAGCCGCTTATCCAATTGCTAGAAAAATTGGCTCTGTTAGGCGAGTTTGGATGAATAGCGTCCTTGTTTACAACTCTGAAACCAATGACGAAAAAAGCCTAAAATTTATTGAACACACAACTATTTATACTGGCAATCAAACTACACCATCGTCAGTAATTCAGTCAAAAGAATCTAATCCAGTACCTGCTTTTACTGGAATGTCTTTTTTAGTTTTTAATAATTATCCGATTGCTAATTATGACGGCACTGGATTTCCTACTATTGATATTGAAGTGATTGGAGAAAGTGGAAACAATCCAAAAATAAAAAATATTTTGAAAACTATTTGTAAATTAGCTGGTAGAACAGACGATCAAATTGACGTAACTGATATTCCTAATGATTACCAAATTCAAGGATTTGATTTATTGTTTGATGGGACATCTTTTGCTGATCAGTTAGAAGAACTTATGAGAGCTTTTTTTATTGTGACAGGGGAGCCAAAAGATAAAATCATTTTTAAAAGACAAGAACAATCATCTGATCCTATTTTTATCCCTAAAAGCTCTTTTGGGTCTAAAAAATTTGGAGAAAATCCTATTGACCTTAATGAAAAAAAACTGACTCATTTTAGAGAAACCCCTAGTGCTGTTACGGTATCTGGGCTAAATGTTTTAAAAAATTATGAAACTATTACCGCAGTAGCTAAAGACCCATCAGATACTCACACAAACGAGCTTAGTTTTCAAACTAAGCTAATAGATATAGATATGCTTTTCATGAATATTGCTTCAAAAATTCTTTTTTTAGGGAAAACGCAATCAAAAACTTTTTCAAAAATGTTTTTATTACCAGCATGGGAAAATTTAAAGGTTGGGGATATAATTTTTACTGATAATAATAACAATTATCATCAAGAATTGATGCAAATTACAAAGAAAGTAAGAGGAGTAAATTATTTAATTGAAATTGAAGCTACTCGATTTCAAGGAGTAGGATATTTACCAGATATTCCTATAGATAACGAATTTCCACCAGACAATAACATTCCTCGTCCCTACGGACGCGCTAACGCTATTCCTATTGAATGCCCAATAGTTAGTAGCCGAGATGCAGACATGGGAATTTATGTGGCGATTGAAGGTAACTCTAGTTTTAACAGAGGAGCATTATTTTATTCTGATGACAACGGATTAAGCTATGATTTTGCTATTGGCAATGTTGCCAACAGCGTAACTGGTACTGTATTAAGCTTCTCCCCAAATTTTAACAACGCTTCTCCTAGTTTTATTGACGATTCAAATTGGATACGAGTAAGCATGAATTCAGGGCAATTAGAGCCAGTTACTCTTGAAACATTTCTATCAGGCAAACAATTAGGTTGGTTTTCTACTGGAGAAATTATAGCTTTTAAAAATGCTGCTATTGTGTCCAACAATCCCCTAACCTTTGATATTTCATATACAATTCGTGGAGTCAAAGGAACTGAACCGGCTATCTCTAGGCATATAATAGGAGAAAAATTCGTGTTACTGACTAATTATTTAGTTCGATACCCCTTAAATCTTTCTGATATTAATCGAGAATATTTATTAAAAGTAGTCCCTAATGGATTACTTGAAACTGATATAGAGGAGGAAGTCTCTCACACAATCACCTTAGAAGGATTAAAGCCTTTCCCTTGTGCTGTAAGAGGGGAAAAAGATAACAACGATTTAATTATTACTTGGTATCGACGGACGCGGTTAGATGGTCGTTGGATCGACTATATTGATATTGCTTACGCAGCAGGAGAGTTGGACAGCTATGTAGTCAGAATTTACGATGGGGACACAATAAAACGAGAATGGTCAGTATTGTCAGCCCGAAGCGTCGTTTACACAGAGGCACAACAAATAGCCGATTGGGGGTCAGTCCAATCGGCTTACACAGTACGAGTTTTTCAAAATTCAAGCTATCCAGTGCCTTTTAAAGAATCACTGGCAACGATTATTTGACTGGAATCAAGACCATTAGGGACTACGCCAATTCAAAAAGCTGTAGAATTAATTAATCATCGTCCTCGAAAATGTCTTGACTATCGAACCTCTTTTGAGGTATTCTATGAATTATCATCAGACATTGATGCACTTCATTTTTGAATTGGCGCTTTCTATTAACGATAAACGCTTTACCAAAATATCTAAATACGTTTGCATTGCCTCTGATTGCTGTTCCAAAAGAGCTAGTTGCTCTAATGAAATGCTTTCATGTGACGATTCCAACGCCTTGTTTAAGGCAGTCAGCCTTTCTTTAAGCTCCGTTTTCTCTTGTTTTAATCTATCTAACCAGGACATAATCAATCCTCCTCTATTGTGTAAACTTATTCTAACTTTTCACGATCCAAAAACGAATAAATTTTTTTAATCAATTCTCCACTATCAGAAAAAACATTACTATCGGAATATTTGGCTGTACTGGCTTCTTCAAAAAATATATTAATTCCCTCTGACCATTCAGCTTTTAA